AAATCAAAATCAACTCCCTCCCAATCATCCCACTCACAAACATAATCTTCACAGGTAAAATCTCCTGTTCCGTCTACATTTTGTGGACATGATTTAAAGTCGAAGTCATCATCAACCCAGAATAATCTTCCAAAAGTTTCACTACTATACATTAGAATTGTCCTCCAAAAGTGATAAGAACTCTGCATATTCTTCGGGAGTATATGCTCTTTTGTCCTCAATTATAAAATCTTGCCAATCGGTTCCATCAATCTTATATGATAGATTACCATTGACTATTTCATACTTAAGGTCAATCCCATCAAAAGTAGTAAATGATTTAACAGTCATAGGTTAAATGGTTATCTACATTACTAAAACACTTTAAACGACCCCTTCTTATTAACAAAAAAAAGTGATTATCTCATATAGAGATAACCACCTGACCATCCAGTATAGGTTGGATCATGTAACTTAACACGATCATTTATGATCCTTAAATCATATCTAACGTGCTTTGCTGGAGAGTTATATGATGCTGGTTTGTAAACTTCGCCAGTATTCTTATCAACAAAGGCATGAACACTTCCTTCACGATATTCATTACGATCCTGGAAAGTGTCAAACTCATGTTGCATGATCTTGTAATACTTGCGACCATTCTTTATTACAAACTTAGTAAGATTAGCAGTCCCATTCTTTATACTTTCTAACCGTCTTTTAGAGTAGTCAGATGTATAATTTTCGGACATTCTTATGCTATGTTGTTTGTAATTTTCCGTTAAAGATTCACAATAGGTTTCAGTCCAATCGAGAATTCTTTCAGGTAAAGATGACATAAAGTTGACCAAAAAATGTTAATTAGTGGGAGAAACATTAAGGGTAAGTAATTTTAATTAAACGTCATGTCTCTGCTTCTTATCATCTATCCTAACTGATTTACTCAGTCTAATTAAGATGAATGTCAGAGTAGTTTAACCCTTAACTGTTTCTCACTATAAGGACAATTTAGAGGTTCCCCCTTATTATCATAAAAACCATTCAAGTGTTCCTCTTGCATCACTTATTCTATTTTTTATTAATTTACCATAACTCTCATGCAATTCACACCCTAAGTAATATCTTCCCAGTGATTTTGCGACCATTGCTGTAGTTCCAGATCCCATAAATGGATCTAAAATAATATCATTTTGTTCACTACCTGCCTTGATACATGGTATTATTAAATCAGGTGGAAACACCGCAAAATGACTACCTTTATAAGGTTTATTTGTTATACTCCAAACTGATCTTTTATTCTTTGTTGGATATGATTTAGTTAATCCTGAATGTGGTTGTAATCCTGTACCTTCATTATGATATTTGCCATCAGTTCTATCTCTAGTTCCCCAGTCTTGTGCTTGTTCTTTAATAGCATCATTATCATAATAATAATGTTTATTCTTACTTAATAAGAACAAATATTCATGGGATTTAGTACATCTATCCTTAACACTTTCGGGCATTGGATTAGGTTTATGCCATATAATATCTTGCCTTAAATACCATCCATCTGCTCTTAATGCAAACGCTAACATCCAAGGTATTCCAATTAAATCTTTTTCTTTATACCCTTCTAATCTATTTCCACGTCTAGGATTACTACTTTGCGGTAAATCTTGATTAGATTTAGATACTGATTGTTTAGGTAATGCTTCACCTTTTCCAGGACGATAGTTATAATAACTGTCACCAATATTCACCCATAATGTACCATCATCAGTTAAATTATCTCTAACTAATCGGAATACTTCCACTAATTGTTGTATAAACTCTTCTGGAGTTTGTTCTAATCCTATTTGTTTATCTTCTCCACCATAATCTCTTAAACCGTAATATGGTGGAGATGTTACACACATCCTCGCTTTTTCATCAAATTGTGTTAATGTATCTCTACAATCTCCAAATAAAATTAAATCTTTCAAGATGCCCTCCATGCCACATAAACTATAAACAATAATCCTAATAAGATTGTAAAAGTAATAGGAAAAAATGGTATTACAGTAAATGCGTGTAGTAATTGTACTATAATTATACCATAAAAAATCCACATAATCCACATACCAATGCGATTATGCCTACTTCCACGTTTATATTCTGGTGGATCTAAATTATACTTCCAGATGTCACTAGACATGTATTCATCTTCATGTATTCTTTTAGTCATGTCATTCTATATCCACCAGTTGATCCTAATTTGTTATTTGCCATCCATATTCCATAATGACTAGGATGAGTTTGACTTCTATCTTTAGAATCAATGTTAAGTAACTCATTTATATCTTTGGATATAAAATGTGGGTTGTTTAATCTTAGTAGATAAGATGCCCACATAATTCTTTTTTGATGTTTGTCTAGTTTCATTTTCTAATTACAGAGATTGCTGGTTGACCTTGATTAAAAATAGTATCAACAACTGCTTCAACTTTACGAGATGTACTAATACCTACTCTATCATATACTGGCACAGAAATCAATCCATAAGTTTTATTTTCACCTCCTTTTCTTATTACTCTACCAATAGTTTGACTGATAGAAATGTAATCCATATTTCTTAAGAATACTGCTGCTTCTAATCCTTTAACATTAATACCCTCAGATAATATACTATGATGTAATACTACAAATCTTTTAGTAAGATCATTACCCCACTCATTGAGAGTATTAAAGAATGATTCACGATCTACTTTCTTACCATCAACAATCGCTCCAGTCTTGGCAGTAATATACATCCAGGAATATCCACGATCTTTTAAGTTAATGCAGAAATCAGATTGTGATACTAGATTAACAATTTGTTTGGTAGATCTTGCACAAACTAATATTTTATCAATATCAATCTCATCAATAGTAGATGTAACATATTCACAATCATGTTCGTGCTTATGTCTACTATCATCCACCACATCTATCTTCTTAATCTTAACTTTAGGTGCTAAGATTACACCTTGACGTACTAACTTAGGTGCTGGTACATTAACTAATACTTTACCATATACTTCCTCATTGTTCATTCCTACTCTCTCAGTAGAAATGCTATGCTTAGGAGTAGCAGTAAAGAAATAGCACCTGTTAGCACCCACAGTTGCAAAATGTTTAGTAGCAGGAAAAAAATTTCGTTGTACACTATTATGTGCCTCGTCAAAGTAAATAGTATCCACCTCAATATCAAGAGATTCAGAAATCTTATGTAAAGAATGATATGTTGTGAATATCAATAGATTATTTACACTATTATGATAATACTCTTCTATCTCTTTCGTCTTAGTTGTACTGTAATAATGTGTCTCTCCACTATGAACATGGAGTACATCTACACCAACATTGTAATTACCGTCAAGATTTTGTTCTAAAAAATCTGCACATAATTGTTGTGCTAATAGTATGCGAGGTGCAACAACTACAATAGTTTTAGATACACTATTCTTTGTAAATTGTCTCTTAGCATCCTCAATCATACAAATAGTCTTACCACCACCAGTGGGAACAATTACTTGCCCCTTAGTGTGATACTTAAGAGTATCAACAATTTGTGTCTGATGTGGACGCAATTTAATCATAAAATAATAATAATAACTATTATATCATAAAATCCCTTAGAACGCCACAGAGACGCTCAGAGGGATCTTGTAGGTGGAAGGTGGGTCACAGCACGTGCGAAGTCTGTTGGACGTTACCCTGTAGTATCCCTTCCAATATAAGGACAGTTTAGAGGTTCCCCCCCTATTTCTTACTCTTCTCTCTTCTTGCTCTTTCCTTATGTGTAACTGGATGTTCTAATTCACTCTCTTTACTCTTACCTGTTGCCTGTAATCTTAAATCTCTTAGTTTCTTTTCACCCTTGCGTGTTAGTGCTTGTCTCTCTTGTCTGGTGTATGTTCCTTTACTTGTACCAGCATTGGCAGTTCCCTTATTAACTTTATAATTAGGGTCAGCAGTTTTCTTAGTTTTCTTAGATAACATTTTATCTGCTTTCTTTTCTAACTCCTTCTTACTTCCACCAGACTTACCTGCTCTTCTCTCCATTGCTGCCTTACGTTGTGCTTCCCTTGCTGATAGAGCAGCACTTCCTCTTGCTTGTGTTGGTTGCTGTTGTGTTCTTGATTTAGGTTTATTTGTACCAACATCTTTACGTGTTTTATAATCTTTAACAACCTCAGTCTCTCCACCACCAACTGCTTTCTTCCTCTTTCTTTCTATTTCTCTTTTCTTTCTTGCTGCACGAATACGACCTTCCTCTCCAGGTGCCCTAGATGCTTGACCCTCTAACTCTTTGTCGTATGCTTCAGTTATAAATTGATGGAAAGATTTCATCTGAATATATTTTTTAAGTATTTATGGTTGTGCTGCTTTATCCTTCTCCTTTTCTTTCTTTCCACCCTTAGATACTAAACCATTATCATGGAAATACTTAACTCTTTCTCTTCTTAATTGTATCAAAGTATCATATTGTTTTTGTTGTTCTGTTGTATAAGAAAATGATTGTTTTCTCCAGGATTCTCGCAATTCTGCAAGTTGTTTAAGTACTTCAGATGGACGCATTGTTTTTAATAATAATTGTATATGATAAGGACAATTTAGAGGTTCCCCCCCCTAATAATCAGGTATTCTTCCCTCTTGAGACTTATACATTCCAATAGTTTTATCTGCTATCTTCTCCTCTTGATTAACATCATCATATTGAGAATAATGTTGTATCTCTCTTGTTCTTCTATGTTTAACATACTCTAATTCATGCCAACATTCTCTATTACATAATAACAAACAATGAATGTTCTTATGTCTCATTGGTTTACCACTTGTATATGTACATGTTTTCTTTGGTTTAACACCAGTTTCTATAGTTATATACTGTGATAAAGGATTCCATCCATCTTTTGCTCTTTGTTCATTGTCTACTTCATCACCCTTAAAGTAGACCCACCCCTCTTCCCAATCGCCATTTGGACGTTTCCAAATGACATAATCATCGACTTCGGGTTCATACATTGTTATTATGATTCTGTGGTTTCTTCTGGAATATATACACCTGCTTTTAATCTATCTGGAGATATTCCCTGATCTAAGTACCATCTTATTCTACCATTACACTCTTCTCTAGTTAAATTAACATCAACTCGATCATCAGGTACTTCCCATCCTGTAGTATCTAATTGGAGTACTTTGTAACGTCTAGTTTCTTCAGTCATAATAAGAATTCTTTTAAGTATATATTAAATGAAAAAACCGAGTTTGTCAAACAAACTCGGCAAGATAATAGTCAACTGTGACTTCTAATTTTGCTGCTTCTCGTTCACATTCTTCGATAAACTTTTCCAGCATTTCATCAGTCTTATTAATGAAGTGTTGTTCACTTGACATTGGAATCCTCCTTACATGTACATGCGTTTGATATGTTACGGAGTTTAAGATAAAGATTAGAGGAAAAATCTGTCTCCTCCTGGTTTAATAACTCCGTATTATTAAGTTTAAGAACTTCAACAAGATACTTAATCTCTTGTTTACTTAGGTCAATTAACATAGTAATAAAAATAAAATGAGGGAGTGGGGCATCTGCAAGGTTTCACCTATATGCCCAAATTTACCTACTGGGAATCGCTTACACCTGAACCCCTACTGAGGACTTAAAGGACGTAATTTCTCTGCTGAACAGAGACAACCATAGATCCTTGCCTTGTTCGGGCAGTAGAACCACATATCCCTCACACTACAAGGACAATTTAGAGGTTCCCCCCCCCTAAAGTATTTGTTCTAATGGTGATGTAACTGCATCTATTCTATCTTGTATTATCTTACAATATTCTTC